GTAGATGAAATGGGATAAGAACTGCACCGATTACCTTCCCTTGTAAATACAGTCTGATTTTCCCACACTTGCGTGGAGGTTTGTACAGACTTTAAACAACAAAGCCACAATTTGCAGACAGACTTTGCTAGTATTTTAAGCTGTCTTTAAACAAATCAAACTAGCACTTGTAAGTGCTGGGTATCACTTTAAAGTACCCTTTATTTAAGATGAGTTCTTTAGGAGGGACTATGAACAAAAGAGAAAGAGAATACAACAAAACTTTTAGTAGTAAAAATTCTAAGCGTTTTATTTTAAACAGTAACGAGTTTATATACAAAGGGTTTTTGTTAAAGCGTAGACAAGATAAAGATTGGAACTTTATTTATTACGATATAACCAACGACCATAACCCAGCGTTTGCAACAGGCATACTTAGCCCGCAGATGAATGCAAACAATATAAAAGATGCACGAGAAGCAGTAGACGATTTACTACGAGACATAGGCGTGCCAGCATTTCGCATTTATAATCAAATATGTGGGCATATCCCCAGCTGGGAGTAGGCGTATGCACACTAATAATATATTAACAATAGACGAACTATGCGACAGGCTAGACAACGAGTTTGATGATGTGGAGTTATCGATACACGATAGTCCTACAAAAGGAACTGTAGCTGTGGTATATTTTTATGAAAATAAAGTAGAGGAGGTGTCAGATGAAAAGTTGGACTAGCGTAATTACATATTCTGTATTGGATATGGGTAGAGAATGTGAAACAGAAGAAGAATATAAAGAATGGGTTAAACAATCTTTTAAAGAAGAACATAATATAGAACTTGGAGATAATGAAATATCCGATATTGAATTTGAGGAGGTGTTAGATGATAATTAATTATAAAAGTTTTACAGATGATAAAGAAAAGATGAAAGACTTTTACATCTTATCAAAGATAGAATTTTTAAAATCATATTCATACTTAACTGAACTAGAGTATGACTTAACTCAACAGGAGGTGTCAGATGATAACGATTGAACGAGTAAAAAATATTGCAGAAGATATTAAAAATGATAATGACTGGGTAAATGATAGTCACGAACAGGCTGAGTGGAAAGGTATTTGTTATGGGCTAGACTTATTAATACGTCATTTAGAAGAGGTCCAAGATGATAGATAAATATTTAGATGCAGTTAATCAAGTATATAAGACATCCCCTACACCCGAATACGCTAATCAGCTCATTGAAATAATGACAGATTTAGCCACACCAAAAACAAATCATAAACAAGAAGAAAACAAAAGCGAGGTAAAAGATGAGTAATCAACACAACGAAGAAGCCTTAGAACAAATACATGAAGAAGTTTTAGAACAGGACACTAAAGGTTTATTGGATAACGATATAAATAATATATCA